TTCAGTATTTGGTGGAGAAGAATTAATTCCTCCACAATATGGTAAGGTTTTTATTAGCATTAAACCTAAATCTGGTGATTTTTTACCTAATCTCACCAAAGAAAACATCAAATTAAAGTTAAAAAAATATGCTGTAGCAGGTATTATACCAGAAATCCTTGATTTGAAGTATCTTTTCCTTGAAGTTAATTCAAAAATATATTATAACACTAATTTTGCTCCAAGTGCTGAATATGTTTCAACTGTTATTCAAAATAATACCAATAAATATGCAGAATCCAGTGAAATGAACAAATATGGTGCTAGATTTAAATATAGTAAATTCCTAAAAGTTATTGATGACAGTTCAGATGCAGTAACTTCAAATATTACAACAGTTAATATGAGAAGAGATTTAAGAGTCGCTGTAAATACTTGGGCAGAATATTCTATTGGATTTGGTAATGAATTTCATATTAAATCTATGGATGGATATAATATCAAAACTTCTGCGTTTAAAGTAAACGGAATTGCAGGTGATGTTTATCTCTCAGATATTCCAAATACAAATAGACTTACTGGATCTATCTTCTTATTTACTGTTCCTAATATAAATTCAACAACTCCCACAATTGTTAGAAGAAATGTAGGAACTATTAATTATAAAGGTGGGGTTATAACTTTAAGTCCTATTAATATACAATCTGGAATGATAAGGGATGGACAGACAATCATTGAAATTGGAGTTTGTCCATATTCAAATGATGTGGTTGGATTACAGGATTTATATTTACAACTAGATATTAGTAGCAGTACTTTTGAAATGGTTGTTGATGAAATTGCTTCTGGATTAGATCCTTCAGCATCTAATTATATCGTATCACCAAGTTATCCTAATGGTACTTTAGTTCGTTCTGGTGGACGCACTCAGTAATTACAACCATCATTTCCTATTAAGACAGTAAATTTATAAAAATGTCAGAAAAAAGAGTTCAATTTAGTAACATTGTTCAAAATCAGCTTCCTGAATTTGTAAGGACTGATTACCCTTTGATATCAGAATTTTTAAAACAATATTATATTGGACAAGAGTACGTGAGTGGTCCTCTTGATCTAATTCAAAATATTGATCAATATATTAAAGTCGATGAACTTACTAGTCTTAATGAATCAGTAGGATTAAGTACTTATATTACAACTTATGATAATATAATACCAGTTGATATGGTTCAATTTCCGGAAGGAACCGTTGGATTTCCCAGTTCTTATGGATTAATAAAGATTGATGATGAAATAATTACCTATACTGGACTTGCAAAAACAGCATTTACTGGATGTATTAGAGGATTTTCTGGTATTAGTTCATATAAATCAGAATCAAACCCAGATACGCTTGTTTTTGAATCAACAAGTGCAGGAATTCATACAACAGGAGCTAAGATAACCAATTTAAGTTGTCTTTTCCTTAAAGAATTCTTATTAAAAACAAAATACCAACTTTTACCTGGTTTAGAAGATAGAAAACTATCAGAAAATGTAGATAAAAATCTCTTTATAAAACAATCTAAAGATTTTTACAAAAGTAAAGGTACTGATAGATCTTTTGAAATTTTATTTAAAGGATTATATGAAGAAGATGTAAAAATTATAAGACCAGCAGATTTTCTTTTTACTCCATCTAATGCTAATTATATTATTTCAAATGATCTTATAGTTGAATCTATTAATGGGGATCCAGAAGATCTTACGGATGCAACTTTATATCAAGATGAATATGAACTTGATAATTCTATTACTAAGGCATATGCTCCTATTACAAATATACAAAAGATTATTCCTATTGGAGCAGGGCAAACTTATTATAAATTAGGTTTTGATGCAGGATATGATAAAGATGTTAGAGTGGATGGTTCATTATATGGTAATTTTTCTGTCCATCCTAAAACTAGACTAATTGGACAAGTGTCAGTTGGAGATACTACATTTGATGTAGATTCTACCGTTGGTTTTGGTAATACTGGAGAACTTTATGTTACATTTAATGATTTAACAGTTGGAATAGTTTCCTATACTTCAAAATCTTTAACACAATTTTATGGTTGTACAAATGTAGTTGGAATAATTTCGGATAAAACATCTATTGGAATTAATACTTTTGCATGGGGACGTTCTTTTAAAGACCAAACCAAAAAGATTAAAGTAAGAATTAATTCAGTATTAAATAATATTGAATATCCAAATAATACAACTTATTATGGAAAAAATGATGTAGCAAGAATTAAAACTTTAGGAATTGGTGATACTAGTTTTAAAGCTAAAAATTGGTTTTATAATATTTCTCCAATCTATAGTGTTAAAAGTATTGAATTAATTGACAATTTAGACAAAACTTATACAGTTGTTTTAAATAATGATAATGTATTCAAATCAGGAGATTTTGCAACGATTACAGGTACTGACAATATATCTAAATCAACAAAAATTATTAGCATACTTACCGAAAAATCTTTTACCATTAGGGGGCAGGGAGATCTTTCAATAACAGATAATTATACTATTAAGAGAGATATTTTAAAAGTAACATCAAATTCATTTCCAAATACTAATAGATATACAACAAATGTTCAAAATGTTTATAAGGAAAAATATACAAACAATTACTTAGTTGCATCTTCTTCCATTCCTTCATATGATTCACAACCAATTGATACATCTGATAGAAGTGTTACTTTTTCTGGAACATATGTTGGTGATGAATTTGATATAGGAACACATACTTTTTATACGGGTGATGAAGTTTATTATGTCCCCCAAAAAACAGAAGAAGAGTATGTTCAATATGGAGTAGTTAAAACAAGAACAGTTGTTAGTTCTTCTCTATTTGCAGCAGATATTGGTATTTTAGAAGAAGGAGAAATTCCTGCTAATGAAGGTCTTTACTTTATTAAAAAAGTAAATTCAACAACAATAAAACTTGCAAAGAGTAAAAGTGATGTATATAATTCAAAATTTATTTCTTTAGATAATAATACAACAGTAACCGATTGTATTATTAAACTATATGATTTTAGATTTAAAACTTTAAGTACTCAAAAATTATTAAGGGAAATTAAACCTTCAACAAATGATAATACTGTAACAGAAACAACTCCTGGATTTAATGGAATTTTAGTGAATGGAGTAGAAATTCTAAACTATAAGTCATCTGAAGTTGTTCATTATGGTAAACTTAATAGTGTAGATATTCTGTCACCAGGATCCAGATATGATGTTATTAATCCTCAACCTTTAATTATTAAAGATGCTGTCGGAACAGGTGCTACGGGATATATTAATATCTCTGGATCTTTACAAAGAGTTCAAATTATAGATTCTGGTTTCGATTATGAAGAAACTCCTTTAGTAGTTATTAGTGGTGGAAATGGTAAAGGGGCTGTAGCTGATGTAAGAATGACTTTAATTGATCATAAAGTTGCTTTTAATTCTCAAAATAATTCTCAAGAAGTTGGATTTGGGACAACAGTATCTACTATTGGTTTTTCAACATATCATAAATTTAGAAATGCAGAAAAAATAATTTATACTACCGACAACCAAGATGGAATTAGTGGATTAACTACTGATGCAACATACTTTGTTTCTCATGTTAACAATACTACAGTAAAACTTCATCCAACACAAGGAGATGCCATTGCTGGCATTAATACCGTTGTATTGACCGCAGGAGGCGTTGGAAGGCATCATTTACAGTCTTATGATAAAAAGTCCGTAGTAGAAGGAATTAGCGTAATTGCTCCTGGAAGTGGATATGAATATAAAAAGTTAACTACAGCACCTACGGGTATCAATACATCCTCAAATGAAATTACAATTGAAAATCATGGTTACGAAAAAGGAGAAATTGTAAAGTATACTACTGAAGGAACTGTTATTGGTGGACTTAGTGATGGAACAGAATATTATGTAACAAAGGTGAATGATGATAAATTTAAGTTGTCTAGTAGTGAATTATTATGCTCAACAAAACAATATATTAACCTTACAACTGTAGGTGTAGGAACACAGGTTTTTAATTACCAAGATATTTCTATTAGTTTGATTGGAAAAGTTGGAATATCTTCAATAGGACTTGAAACTTTTGAAGCACAAATTCAACCATTATTCCGAGGTGAAATAAAATCTGTTCATCTATCTAATACTGGTGTTGGTTATGGGTCATCTGACATTATTGATTATAAAAGACAACCAGAAATTTCCTTACGATCAGGATCTAATGCTCAATTGCAAGTTATCGCAACTGATGGAGTAATTACTGAAATATCAGTTTTAAATGGTGGTAGTAATTATACATCTATTCCAGATTTATTTTTAGATGGAGATGGATATGGTGCTATACTTACTCCCATAATCACAAACGAATCAATATCTTCTATTAAGATTATTTCAGGAGGAAATAATTATACTAGTCAAGGTACTAGGATTTCAGTTATTGTTACAGGATCTGGTGTTAAATTTAATTCAAATATTCAAACTTGGAGAGTAAATTTATTCCAAAAATATTTTAATAATTTTACTTCTGATGATGGGTTTATTACAAATGGAATTAATGATGGATATGGTCTTCAATATTCACATCTCTATGCCCCCAGAAAAATGAGAGAATCGATATTTTCTGTAGATCAATCAGGTGAAGTGTTGTATGGAAATAAAGATTTAAAAAGAGTTAATGGTATTGAAGTAAGTTCAACTGATCACTCTCCTATTCTTGGTTGGGCATATGATGGAAATCCCATTTATGGTCCATATGGATATTCTACAAATAATGGTGGAGTAGTTACTCAGATGATATCTGGGTATAAAGAAGAATCATCCACGAAAGTGGGAAGGCCTCCTTTAGGAGAATTTCCAGCAGGATTCTTTATTGAAGATTTTACTTATTATGATGTAAGTAACGAAGCTACTCTTGATGAAAATAATGGAAGATTTGGAGTTACTCCAGAATATCCAAACGGAACTTATGCTTATTTTGCTACTATTAGTAATAGTCAAGCATCAATAGATGGGCCTTTTGAGAAATATAAAATTCCTACATTTCCTTATTTTATTGGAAATAATTTTTATTCAAAAATTAATGATTTCAATTATAACTTATCTTCTGATCAAGATAGTATAAATTTAAATGATTCTAATTGGGTTAGAAATACTCAACCTTATAATTTAATTGATAATAAACTTCAATATGAATATGTCAATATTCCTAATAATTTAAATCAAACTATGGATGTTAAAGGAATAATTCCTGGAAACATTAACGTTATTGGTATTGAAACTGGGGGATTTTCTTATCGAATTGGAGATTCTGTAGTATTTGATAATAAAAACACTGGTGGATACGGATTATCTGCAGAAGTTTCAAAAATTTCAGGAAAAACTATATCCAATATAAGTGTTGCTTCAAGTACTATAGACGGTGCTGAAATTTATCCAGCAGATACTAAAGGAAATTATATTATTTTTACGGATAATCCTCATAATTGGGTAAACTTAGATGTAATTTCAATTTCTGGACTATCTACAACTTCATCAAAGATTGGAGGATCTTATAGTATTGGAGTTAGTACTAATAGACTTTCTTTGGTTGGTGTAGGAACTACTAATACTCTTGGAATTACTTCTGCTGGAGCAACTGGAATAGTTACTTATTTTAATGTTTCTGGAAATCTTAACTATCCCAATATTAGAGAAAATGATATTCTTGGGATTGGAACTGAGAAAGTAAAAGTTTTAAATGTAGATCCTAAACTATCAAGAATTAGAGTTCTTAGGGAATATGACGGAACAGTGGGTGAAGGACATACGGCAGGTATTTACATTTATGAAAATTCTAAAAGGTTAACTGTAGATGCTGGTTTTAAAACAACTTATGATTATAGGTTAGATAAGCAAATTTATTTCAATCCATCAGAATCTGTTGGATTAGGAACTACTGCTGGTGTCGGTATTGGATCAACAATCTCTTTTGCAAATCCTGGAACTGGAATAACTCAAATTTTTGTTCAAACAAAATCAATTTATATTCCAGGTCATGGATTAAAAACAGGAGATCAATTAACATACTCTCCAAATAATGGTTCTGCCATTGAAGTTTGGGAGAGTTCTACAAGTGGTGTTTCTACATTAACAGATGGACAAACTCTTTATGCAGCAGCAATCAATAGTTATTTGGTTGGATTATCTACTGTTAAAGTTGGATTAGCCTCAACTGGTGGTAATTTTGTTGGCATAGCAAGCACTCATCAGAGTTCTACTACTTTATTCTTTAGTGGAATTGGTACAGGAGTATATCATAGTTTTAAAACAAATTATAGTCCAATTACTGCTAAAATTGAAAGGCAACTTGTAACTGTTGCAACTTCACAAACTCATGGGTTAACAACTAATGATAATGTTTACATTGATGTAAATCCTTCTATAGCATCAACATTTGTAGTTAAGTATAATGATTATAATAGAAGAGTTTTGGTTGGGGTAAAAACCTTTACTGCGGCAGGGGTTAATACAACATCAAATACGATTACAATAACTGATCATGGATTTGTGACAGGAGAAAAGATTGTTCATACAGCAACTACTTCTGTTGAAGGTCTTACAAATGAAGGAATTTATTACATAGTTAAAATTGATAATAATGATTTCAAATTATCTAATACTTATTATGATTCTACTCAACTTATTCCATCCATTGTTGGACTTGGAAGTACTTCAACTGGAAATATAGGACCAATAAATCCACCTTTAAAAGTATATAAAGATTCTAGCGTCGTATTTGATCTAAGTGATTCTTCTTTATCATATACAAATCAATCGACATTATATTCTGCATTTGAACTTAATTTTTATACTGATTCAGAATATGTAAAGATATGGGATAAAAATATTGATGTTAAAGATTTTAATGTTATAAGAACAGGACAAGTTGGAGTAGATTCTTCTGCTAATGTAACTTTAATTGTTGATAAAAATACTCCTGAAATTCTGTATTATAAATTAGATCCTGTATATGAAAGTTCTTTACCAGCAATAAAAGAAGAAATTGTTATAGACACAGAAGTTATTGCTAATAGTGAAGTGCAATTAAATGATAGTATCTATAATGGAAAACAAACAATTACTGTACCAACTAGTACTTCGTTTACATATACTT